TCTCCTGTTTGTGATAAAAAATCTGGTAACACTCTTCTTATTTTCATCATAAATTCACCATCACCTTGTAATCCTTGTTGACCTATATCAAAATCTCCTGATTGTATATTTGCTGTAATAGAAGATGTTGCTCCTTCTTTGACTTGATCTAATCCTTTTTCATGTTCAAAATATGTTGACGTTCCATCAGTACATCCGATTACGTGATCTTTGTTTGTTGCTGCTGTTGTAGCACTTGAGTTATATTCTGTTGCATGTGGTAAACCAAATACTGCAGAATCTTGCCATGCAGATCTTGCAAGTGTTCCTACTGTCCATACTGGTCGTTCAGGTGTTGAATCTAGATAATTATAAGTAACCATTCTATTAACCGTGCCTGATCCAGAATTAGGATAAAACCACATAATTTCACCAAACAAATTATTTAGTCCTACATTAATGTGTTGTTTTGGAATTGTATTAATATCGTCGTAAACATGATCCTCTACCAAACATGCAAGTGATTCTAGTTTACCTGTGTATCTAAAGAAACCATTTTCTGACATCCAATAAGCAGAACCATCTACTTCTACGGCTGCATTCTTACCAATCAATCCACAGTTAGTACCAACTTGTTGAAAAGAAAAAGTAAAAGGTGCACCGACAAATCTCATAATAAATAAAGCAGTATCAGTCCAAACGTAGATTGCATCACGACCACGTATTGCTCCTACAATTTTTGACCCATCGGCAAGTCTTTGTGTACCTGCTGTGTTAGTAGCTGATGGTGCATAAGAGGTTGTTTCGTTAATAGATTCTTGATCCGAAAACCTAATAAACATTTCGTCTCTTGTAGATTTAGTTCCAATAGTTGTTTCTGTTCCAAAAAATATTAAGTGTCTATCTGGAGTAGATACTAAACTAAATGATGATGATGTTGGTGCATTAGCAAGTAAGGTTGCTCTAGTTTCTGTAGCCGTTGTTGGATCAGAATCCCATTCAAATGTTTCGCCACCTGATATTGTTGCAATAAGTTTGTTACCAAAATTATCCAATGACCATAAACCTGGTGCTGTAACAATGTCACCGGATGCTGCAGCATTCCATGCAAAAAAGTTTGATGCATCTGTAACTGTTGCACCACTTGAATGCGTTGCAGCAGTTGTTCCTTTAGCCCCTCTTGTTAATCCAGATAGTGTCCCACCACTATTACCGGTATAAGTAATTAATTCATTATCTATTTGTACTGTACCTGATGATGGAAAAGATGTTGAACTAGCCATAGTTAATGATGTAACCGATGCATTAATTCCTGATGATAGTGTTGATGTAAATTGTCCTTGTTGTACACCACCCCATGATCCAAGGCCCCAACCAGTTGATGCAACTTCTACTGCTGGTCCTACTGAATAATAAAGTTTTACTCTAATACCACCTGATGTTGATGCACCTGATCCTGATTCGTTAGAAGCTAAAGTAATTGTTAGTGTGGTAGTTGTTGGTATACTTGCTACTTGAAATTTTTTGTTGTCAAAATTGTCTGAATTAAAATTAGAGTTTGTTATAGATGTAAAATTATCTAATAAAATTATATCACCTTTGTTTGCATTGTGTGCTGAAGAAAAAGTTAAAGTTACAGTTGCTGATCCGTTAGTTGTAGAGAATGCAGATGTTAAAGTTGTTGTTGTTTTAATTGGGTGAATGTCATAAAAAATACCACCAGAGTATGCGTACAATATTCTATTTGTACCAAGAGCTGCAAACTTAATACCACTAGCATTTACAAAATGATGTAATGCTGTGTTACGTCCTGTAATATCAACAGATCCTAATTGTGCCCAACCACCTATTTTTTCTGGTGTACCATATCTAAATCTAACATTATCACCATCAACCCATTGGCCTTCACCACCAGTTGCTGTAACTTGTTTATTAAATCCAGGTGCAAATTTTACTTTTTGTAGCATAATTATTCAGCCAATCCAGGCACGCCTCCACTAGTTACAAAAGGATTCTCGGCAAAAGCCATGTAAACTATATCGCCTACATTCATACCATCTTCTGCTGATCTGCATTTAAAACCATTTGAGGTAAAATCAAATTCTCCATAACTAGCACTTGTATTTTCAGCAGTATTAGCATCAGCCGCAAATTGATTTATTATTCTATTATATCCTAGTCTTTTGTTATCGGAGATTGTCCATCTATAAGAAGCATCTATTCGCTTCACCATAAGAAAAGCTGGTTTGAATCCCAAATGTACATAGGTTCCGTCTGTACTAGAATTCCCTGTATAGGCCCCCATTTTTGAGTAGCCTTGTACATCTGCAAAACAATAAGCTATATTAGTTGTTCCATCTCCATTTACACCACTAGCAGTTCCTACAGAGAATACAGAAGATGTTGGTGTAGTATCACTCCAATAAGTATCATTATCAGTTGGACCATCAGGTTCATTTAATTGTATATAATGAGTATTGCCTAAGCCTACATGATAAACCGACCATATATTATCTGTGCTTCTAGTTTTTACAATTATCATTTTAGGTACAGTTGATAAACCATGTTTTATCGTACCAGCAGAACCAGTACCAGTCCAAGACACAACACTAAAGCCAGCAGCAGTTGATGCACTACCTGTACTATCAATAGTTCCTATACTTGTTGAACTTGCGTCATTACTAAATGCTGTTCCAGCTTTCCAATGCCAAGAGGCATAAGTCACAGTATCTGCATTTGTAAAAGCATCTCCACCACCTAAAGAAAAACCATTAGAACCAAATGCAGTTAAAGTTGTAGAGTGAGTTTCTTCGGCATTAGTTTGATTTGATCTTATTAATTTTTGTACTCCTCTTACACTATCAAATATGGCATGGTTGTATGCTTCACTTCTTGCTTTAAACCAACTCCAATCAGGTTGCATATCTGTATTACCATCAAAGGTAATTGCTCTTGAACTGTCATTACCAGTGTAAAGTTTTGTCTGGTGGAATGCTGTTGGGTCGTCTATAGTTGTATAGGCCATTTATCCTCCATACTCCGCTAGGTTTTTTGTGTTAATAGAAAAATATCCACTAGGTGGTGCTGCTGCAAAATTTCCATAGCCATCAGCATCTGAATTTCCACCACTCTCACTATAAGGTGGAGAACCAAAATTATATTCTCCTATTGGAATAGTTCCTGTTCCACCAGCTCTAGCAATAACTAAAGATGGAAAATAAGTTTGACCACTTTGTAAATCACCAGCACTACCGGTTCCAGAACTGCCAGAAGTAGGATCACCACTATTTTGAAAAGTACCATTAATACTAAAATAAATTTCTAAATTTACCAAATCAAGAGCTACTCCTATAATTTGACCATCTGTTACAGCACTTCCATAACTTCCAGAACCTCCACCATCAGTTTCGTTATAAACAAATTCTCCATTATAATTTTTAAATCCATAAGAATAGTTGTTAGAATAACCAAAACCATTTGCTGCACTACTTAATAAATTATCTGATTGTATTCCTAAAACTAAATATTGATTAGTAGAACTTTCAGTAGCTTTAAATTCCCAATACCATTTACCAGTTGTTAATCCAAAAGTACAATTTGTACTTTGCCAAGGTGCATCACCTGTAGTTGCTACTAAATTACCTTCTGAAACAGTTACATTATTACTGTGAAGTGTTAATTGATTTATAACTGGCATATTATTTGAGCAAGTATCAGTAGATTGATTTTGAGCATCTATGTTAACTTCTGTAAGATCAGTGCCTCCTCCAACATCATTTCCTAAATTAGAACTATCTTCAAAATCTAAGTAAAACCCATTTGTACCAAGTGTTAAACTAGATACATCTATTGGCTTAAATATTCCACTGTCGGAATCAAATTCTCCAAATTTATCTACTGGACTATCTGCAGAATTATTTTGAAAAACAACCTCTGCCATATAACCATCAAAAATACCAGCAGTATTAGTGGTAACTTTACCTAAATAATGTATTTTATCATTATTTATTGATGAAGAATAATTTTGTGCGTCCTTGAAAGTTGTATCTTCCATATCAGCTTCAGCGGTTCTAACCCCATTTACCCAAAGCTGCATACGATCACCAGCAGTACCATTATTTGAGTCATAAATTAAAGCAAGGTGCATCCAGGCTGTTGTATCTCTAAACATCCTTTTAGTTCTTAAAGCATATTGTGTTCCAGATACCATGGCGCTATATTGTATTTTATTAGAATCATTAAAATAAAATTCATCATAATTACTTGTATCACCTCCAGGCACTGCAAAAATAGGCATTTGACCTAATACACCTCTTTTTAACCAAACTGAAAATGTCCATTTAATTCTACTACCAGCACTACCAGGAGTTTTGTGCATGTGGTCACTACTACCATCATCAAATCTACATGAGTTAGCTACATTAAAACCAGTAGCTGCTGTTGCTGATCCTACATTGCCTGGTAAAATTAATGGCATATTAAGATCCTAATACTGGGAATTCTCCTAATGGTCTTTCCATTACAACTGGGTCCCCTTCATCAGCTGTATTTACATACGTGTATAAAGTTTCAATCGCTGCCGTGTTTGATGCATTAGTAATTAATGTTTCCATTGCTGCTTGTTTAGTTCTAATACCATCTCTCCATGTTGTAATAGCACTAGGAATGTCTGTATTTTTTTCTGCCTTACGAGTTATATACCAATCAGTTTGATTTAATAACCTGTTAGCTTGGACTTTTACCTCTTTAATAAAGTTATATTTTAAACCTCTAGCATTAAGTTCTCCTTCAGTACCCAATCCATCTGTTTCATCTTGCGCTGAAAATAAAACATCCACGTGTGGTTTATCTGTAGCATCACCATATGCAGCTGTTACTGTTCCCTTATCTGCATCATACGTAAAAGTTTGATCTGTATTTATATAATATGTTGGATCTTTTTTATTACTATCATCAAATGTTACTTCTATAATTCCAATAGCTGCTAGTTCACTTGCAGTCCATACTGAAAATATTCTAGCTGGATATTGAACATCTCCTATAACCAAAGGTCTAGGGTGATTAACATATTTTGATATTGATCCGTCTGTTATTATTGCATACATATTATATCCTAACTTTCCGCTAAATTTAATGTTCTACCTACTTCTTGCCATACAGCACCATTGTATCTAAATACTAAAATATCTGTTTTACCATCCGTATCTGTTGTTGTAGGTGCAGTTGATGCCGCAAATTCAAATACTGTATTAAAAGACTTCCT